CGATCGTCCAATTGCGCGCGAGTCGCAATTTCCGGACGACATCGCCAACGCCGAACATAGTTCGACGAAAGCGTGTCACATAACCCCTGTGATTATCAACGCGCTGATAATACGCGGATGCCCCGCGGCATGTCACGGGCAAACCGTAGGAACATTGATCAAGTGATATTTTTACGACCGTAAAAATACCCTTGCATTAATATTTCGTCCCGTGGCAGGATCCGGCTTCCCGATTTGAGGACCGGACCCGTGGGACTCCGACAAGCCAGACAACGCCGCCGCCTCACGCAACACGAACTCGCCACGCGCGCGGGGATCGGGCAACCGGCGATCGCCACGCTCGAACGCCTGAAGAATCCGAATCCGAAATGGCAGACGGTGGCCCGCCTGTCGATGGCCCTCCGCATGTCGCCGTGGAAATTGTTCGGGCGTCCGCCGCGCCTCCGGCGCAACGGGGCGGCGGCGTGAGTCCCGCCGTGGCGCCACGGGTCGAGGACGACCGCGCGTTCCTCACGGATGGGCGTCCGTATCTCAACGTCCGGCAAGCGGCGATCTATTGCGGGTTCGAGGCCGGGCCAGTCGGCACGCGCCGCCGCACCGATCCGGCGATCCGCCGGTTCCACGATTGGGCGTACCGCCACGGGCTCCGGATGCAACCGGGGCGCGACGTCTTCCGGCGCGTCGACCTCGACGCCACGATCGCCCGGCAACCGGCGCCCACGCCGGAGATCGATCGCGCCCGTGCCCTCGCGCACCAGGACGCCGCCGCGTTTCGCCGTGGCCCGCGCGCCGTGACGCGCCCCCGATGAGGACGTCCCCATGCTTGACCCGTCCTCTCGGATCTTCCCGCGCCCGTATTGGATTGACACCGATGGCGGCGCCCTCGCGATCCTGATTCGCGTCGAGGGATCCGCCGCCTTGATCCGGTGGGCGACGGATGGCGGCGGGTACGCGTGGCGCGACGTGTCCCGGATTCGCCGCCGCCCCGAGTGCGACGGCAACCCGATCCCGGAGTGGCTCGCGCACGCTCGCGCCTCCGTCCGTCCAGGCGCCGCGTTGTACGCCTTATGTGGGCTCGCGCCCATGCCGCCCGATGATCTCGCCCCGCAACCCGTCCCGGCGTCCGATCCGCCGGTCCCGATGTTCGAGGTCGACGCGGAGGGACGCCCACGCTGAAAGAGGAATCCCCGTTATGAGCGACACGGCGACGAAAACAGCATCCGAGATCGAGCTACTCGACGACGACGACGCGACGACCGATCGCGGCGCCCTCGCCGAACGCCTCCCGGTCCCCGCGACGATCACGCATCTCGCGGCGCGCGGCGCCGAGGGACTCGACATCTTTAAAACCCTCGTCACGATCCTCGAGACGGCACGGACGAACGTGATCCGCTTGTCGAATCCCGAGGATTGGAACCTCTATCAAACGCGCGACGGACGGATCACCGGGTATCTGAGTGATGCCGGTTGCCATCGCGGGCGCGACGTGATCGGCCTGGAGGTCTATCACGTCGGCACACCGGAACGCATTGCCGCCGCCGATGGACAGTCGTTCATGTACGTCATCACGGGCGACGGACGATCGCGCCTCACCGGACAACGCGTCGAGCGGATCGAGGGCGGGCGATCGTCGACGGAGGATTTCTGTAAAGACGATACCGGCGCCGAACTCGAACTCAAGGTCCGCAAGGCGGCACGCGCGAACCTGAATGGCAACATCGCGCGCGAGTTGTTCGGGTTGAAGAACGTGCCGATCGCCGAGTTGATCGCCGCGTGGGAGGGCACGAAAAAAGATTGGAACCGGTGCAACAAGGCGCAAGGGTTCGGGTCCACGTCCGAGCGACTCGGCGCCGCGCGTGAGGGCGTCCCCGACGTCCCGCCGCCGACGTGCCCGGTGTGCAAGGGCGACGACGGGCAACCGTTGCCGCTCGTCTATCGCGCCGCCAAGGGGAACAACAAACCCTTCTACGGATGCCGCAATTGGGACAAGCATCGCCAGGTCAAGGCGATCGTCGACGCCGCCGACTGGATCGCCCAGGAACACAAACGCGCCGCCTCGATCGCCGCCGACGCCCGCGCCCGCGCCGCGGAGGTCGAGGCGAACAACCGCCTCGACGAAGAGATCGCCAAGGCGGAGGGACACGGCAATGGACGTTGAGCACGCCTTGTCGCCCGTCGTGATCGCGCAATCGATCGGCGCCGCGTATGAGGCGTGGTTGCTCCGCGACCGGCGCCCGCGGTTGCCGCATCCCACAGTGTGGGCGTCCTCGTGGCGCGTATGCGAGCGGCGGATGGTCCTCGAACTCACCGTCCCCGATCAACAACCGATGCCGGATGCGCCGCTCCTCGCCAAGTTTCGCCGCGGCGACGATCGCGAACGGGATCTCCTCGCGGACCTCGCCCGCATTGGGCGCGATGCCGATCCGCTGTTCGAGGTCATCGGACAACAAGAACGATTCGAGATCAAAGGCCGGACCGGCGACGTGGTGATCTCCGGCAAGGTCGATGCCCGCCTCAAGATCCCGCGCCTCGGGATCTCGGCGCCGGTCGAGATCAAGGCGTGGTCGCAATACCTCGTCGATCAAATCCGCACGTTCGAGGACGTCAAGGCGAACCCGTTCACGCGTGCGGGCGCGTTCCAATTGCTCGCGTATCAGTACGCGTCGAATCAGCCGATCGGGTTCCTCGTCCTCGATCGCTCCGGGCTCCCGCTCCTCATTCCCGTGGAACTCGACACGCCGAACCTCGAGGCGATGGAGGAGTTCTTGTCGCGCGCCGAACGCGTCGTCGCGCACCGCAACGCGGGCACGTTGCCGGACTACTACACGGACGATCCCGCCGAGTGCAACCGGTGCCCGTTCTATGGGTCGACGTGTAATCCGCCGCTCCTCGCGAAATCGCCGGACGTCCTCATCGATCCCGATCTCGAAGCGCATTTGGAACGTTGGCACGAGTTGCGAGCGACCGGGAAAGAGTGGGAGGCGTTGGATCGCGATCTCAAGAAACGGTTCCGCGGCGTCGAGTCCGCCATCGTCGGGCACTTCGTGATCGCCGGGCGATGGGGCAAGTACCCGCGCCTGGACCTCCCGCCCGAGATCAAAGCGCAATACACGACGACCGATCCGAAAGGTCGTTTCACCGTGGAGATCGAGCGACTGTGAAACCGACGATCACGGTCGATCGCGCGTTCCGCCGCCTCATTCCTCCACTCGCGGAGGACGAACGCGCCAAGCTCGAATCCAGCATCGTCGAGGCGGGCAAGTGTCGCGATCCGCTCGTGCTCTGGAATGGCATCCTGATCGACGGACACAACCGATTCGAGATCGCCACACGGCATCGATTGCCGTTCACGACGACGACGATCGACCTCCCCGATCGCCTGGCGGTCACGATTTGGATTCGGTGGAACCAACTCGGGCGGCGCAATCTCACGGACGATCAACGCGCGATCATCGCCGAGGATCTAATCGAGGACCTCGCCAAGCAATCGAAACATGCGCGAGCGACGAAGGCGGGGAAACTCGGCGGGCGTGGCAACAAGCGGGAAAACTCGCGGGACACTGCGTCCCGCAAGCTTTCGGACAAGACGAGTCAGCGCACGAAGGTTTCGCGGCGGGCGCGCGTATCAGAGCGCAAGGTGAGGCAAGCGCGGGCGATCAAGCAACGCGCGCCGGAACTCATCGATCAGATCATCTCCGGGGAAAAGACGCTCGCGGAGGCGACACGGGCGATTCGACCCGCGGTCCGCGCCGAGAAACTCGCGTCCGTCGTCTGGCCCGAGGGGAAACACGGCGTCATCCTCGCCGATCCGCCGTGGCGCCCCGATGATGGCGTCCTCGATCCGACGCGGCGGATTGAGAACCAATACCCGACGATGACACTCGACGAGTTGATCGCATGGGGCGATCGTGTGCGGTCGCGCGCCGCCGATGATTGCGTGTTGTTGTTGTGGACGACCGCACAAAAGCTCAGTGACGCCGCGCGCCTCGTCGAGGCGTGGGGGTTCGTGGTCAAGTCTGGCGCGGTGTGGATCAAGCCCTCGATCGGGATGGGTTATTGGTTCCGTCAACGTCACGAGTTGCTCGTCCTCGCCACGCGCGGCGCCCCGATGACGCCATTGGAGGCGGACCGTCCCGATAGCGTGATCGAAGCGACCCGCCGCGGCCACTCCGAAAAACCGGATCTCGTGTACGCGCTGATCGAGCGCATGTTTCCGGGCGTCCCAAAACTCGAGTTGTTCTGTCGCGCCGATCGTCCCGGATGGGCGCGTGTCACCAATGAACCTGAATTGAGGATCGCGCAATGATTCGATCGACGGCGGCGTTTCACGAGGCTCCGCCCGCAAATTTCGACGGCGTGTTCCTCTGGGATTACCTCAAGCCTGCCTGGAAGGATGACAAGCGGAACCTGATCGAGCCTACGGATTTCGATGCCGTCGTCCACAAGAACAATAACTTTCTTGTGTTCGAGACGAAGGATCCCGGCGTCCTCGTCAGTAGAGGTCAGATGATCGCGTTCCGTGATCTCGTCCTCGATCGACGCTTCACCGTCGTGTTTTGCGCGAAACGCTCCGAGGACGTCAACGGGTGGGATGTGATGACCCGCAACGGGACGATCCACATGGAGGGCAACGCCGCGGATCTTCGATCGTGGTGTGCCTGTTGGTTTATTCACGCCACACAGTGGCGCGCCTGGTAAGGCAAGACGGAGTCGAATGATGAAACGCCGCGATCCCGAATCGATCATCGTCGAGTATTTCCTCTCGGCGGAACCGTTCCTCGCCTCGACGATGTTCCGCATCGTGCGCGGCATCGTCGATCAACGCGGGCTCCCGATCAAGCGCACGCGTCCGGCGGCGCCGACGAATGGCGACACGCCGCGCGCCAGGACGCGGAAGACACGATCGACGCCGCTCGTCGACGTGACCCGCGCCGGAACGGTTGACAACGTCTCCGACTAACGGCGGGCACGAATGGCCGATCACTATGGGCTCTTGTTCCCGTCGTACTTCACCGGTCCCACCGGGCGCGACCTCCAGGCGCGCGGTAAGGATGCGGTGATCCTCGGCGCCTACGTCGGATCGTCGCGCCACGCGAACATGATCGGCCTGTACGAACTCCCGCTCGTCTACATCCGCCACGAGTTGCCGGTCCTCGGCGACGACCGCGCGATCGTGCGCGCCCTCGCCGATCTCGAATCGGTCGGGTACGCGTTTTACGATCGGGACCTCGAGATCATTTGGGTCGTCGAGATGGCGCGGATTCGCCTCGGGCTCCCGCCCGGTGCGCCGCTCGCGATCGCCGATCGGCGTCACACTGCCGTCGTCCGCCTCTTCGACGCGGTGAAATCGCGGGACCTCCGGCGCCGGTTTCACCGCCGCTATACGGATCAATTGCAGTTGCCGCCGCTCGTCGCCGAGGGGGATGGAAGGGGCATCGATGCCCCCTCCGGTGGGCGCGATCGCCGAAGGGGCATCGATGCCCCTCCGAAGCCAGATCAGATCAGATCAGATCAGGATCAGGGATCAGATCAGATCAGATCAGGAAAGAACAAGCCGCGCGCCCCGCGCGCGTCAGGGGGGAACCGCCGCTCCGCGGCGGGGGGTTCTCACGATGGACAAAAGACCGGAAAAAAGAAACACGCCGGAGGTCCCTCGACTCGCGACGTTCCGGTATCTGTGCCGCCTGGCGCGCGAGGAAATCGCCCACGCGCCAACGATGGACGACGCGGAGTGGAACGACCGCATCCGGACCCGCGCGATGGAAACCGGACACCGGGACCCGCAACGGCGGGACGTGTACCGCGTGATCGATCTCGTCGCGAACTCCGTCCGCCACATCCGGAGGCATCCGGCGGCGCGCCCGTCAACGGCGCCGCCACGCGAGGCGCCGAACCCGTTCCCGGATCTCCCGCGGTCACGCGGACCGGCGGACCTCACGTCGATCGCGACGATCGCGCGCGCCTCGACGCCCTCGACCGTGTGCGGCAACTCCAAGCCAGTTTCGGGACGGTCCCCGCTCGTGTGCAATCGCCCCGCGGGGCACGAGGGCGATCACGGTCTGTCGATCCACGGTCTTGACGTCGTGCGATGGGGGCGTGAATGACGACGCAACGGAATCACGACGAGATGTGGGACCCGCAGAGTGAAGCACTCGCGGAACATTTTCTCGCCGACGAGCGCACCTCCGAGGCGGAACACGAACGGCGGGTCGAGTCGCTCGCGATCGCGATCCAACGCGCGGTCGAGGCGTGGTACGACGGGCACACGTTGCCAGGCACACTCGACGATCCCGAGGTCCAGGGATGACCACGCGTCGTCGTCGCGCCTCGGGACAGTCGGCGCTATTCGCCACGGCGCCCGTCCGGCAACCGGCGCAACCGCCGATCGAGGACGCGATGAAGCTCGCCGGGTTCCCGGTGTGGGAACCGGAGTTTCAGTTCGCGCCGCCGCGGCGATGGGCCTTCGACTACGCGTGGATCCCGTGGCGGATCGCCCTCGAGATTGAGGGCGGGACGTACGGACGCTACATCGTCATCACGAGTGGCTACGAGCGGCGCGGCGGCGTGTCGATCCCGATCGCCAAGGGCACACCGGTCCGCCTCGGCGGGCGCCACAACACGGGCGAGGGACTCGAAAACGACGCCGAAAAATACAACCGCGCGGCGATCCTCGGATGGCTCGTGATCCGCGCGACGACACCGATGGTCAAGAGTGGCGCCGCGATCGCGACGTTGCGCGAAGCGTTCTCGGCGCGTGGATTGGAGTGATTCGACCATGTTCAAGATGGCGGCGGTCCCGGTTCTTGTTCGCAAGATCGGATTGGCAATCGAGGACAACGACGACGAGGACGCGGACGAGTCGACGGTCCGCGCGTGTACGACGACGTTCCGCGTGAAACTCCTCGCCCTCGATCTCGCCCGGGCGATCATCGGCGTCCCGGTCGCGCATCATTGCTTCGGCGTCGACGGGCTCCCGGTGTGGGACGTGAACGACGTGCGGTTCACACCGCCCGAGGCGCATTACGCCGTGGATCTCTACTCGGCGCCGGACATGCCGGAGAGGGTCGCCACGCTCCAGGACGCGACGATCGAAACGATCCGCGTGTGGCGTCCGAAACCAAACCTCCGCGATCTCGCGTTGGAGTTCACGACGCGCCACGTGATCGCGCGCGGCGATGTGCGCGACCTCGGGGATCTCATCACCGCGTGGGAACACCGGGTCGCGTACGTGACGCTCACGGAGATTCGCCCGCCGTTGTTCGAGGACCTCGACGCGCCGGACCCGCCCGCCTCGAAACCACGCGCACCGCGCGCAGCGTCCGCGGATAAGACGCACTGAGGGAATCGCCGATGACGAATCCCGTGTCGTCCTCCGCGCCGCGATCGTTCGCGCGCACGTGTTGCACCGTCGTCGCCGTGATCCTCGCGTTGACGCTCCTCGTGTTGTTGATGGTCGTCATGATCTCGATGGCGAGGATCGAATGAGGATGGCGCACCGATGCGCGGGGCGCGTGCCGCGGGCGTTGCGCGTCGAGCATCGCGCGGCGGACGGATCACGCCGGGAACGCGACGTCGCGATCGGCGAGTGCCCGGCGTGCGGCGCGTGGGTTTACGTGATGCCGAACGGGACGATGCATCCGCACGTTAACCAACAACTCCGCGCCGCCGCCGCGCGCGGGCAATTGGAACGATAGAGGGAGCGACAACCAATGGGAACTTTGACCTTCGAATTTGAAACGATCACGCCCGAGATCGCACGACGCCTCATCGAAGAACATGACAACGCCGTTCTCAACGGGGACATCATCAACCGCAAACGGAACAGTGCCAACGTACGGCGCATTGCGGGGGACATCACGGCGGGACGTTGGTACCCGGACACCGGAGACACGCTCAAATTTGAGCGCACCATGCGGACGAGTGTAACGGGGCAACGTGGGCGCGATTTAGTCGACGGTCAAACACGACTCGCCGCGGTGGGAGTCGCGGGTATTCCGATTCAGGCGTGGATCGCGTACGGAGTCGCGCGGACCGCGTTCAAGTACATCGATTCCGGTACACGACGAAGCCTGAAGAACGTCCTCGAAACAGGGCGAGAACAGGATGCCGCGATTCTTGCCCCTGCGTTGCAATGGCTCACGCGATGGGATTTCGAGGCGGGCACTTGGAGCACATCGCATCCAGGGACGTACGCGGAAGCGATGGCGATGCTGGAAACGGACCCGGCGATTCGGAAGAGTGCTCATCGCGTCCGGATCATGGTCGAGAAAACGAAGAGCAAGTTATTAGGCAAGGGACTCGCCGCATTCCTGCATCGGATTTTTGCGAAGGATGATGAGGACCTCGCGGATGCGTTCCTCGACGCCCTTATGACCGGTGAAAATCTCCACGTCGGTGATCCCTATCACGTATTCCGCGAAAAATTGATCGCTAACTCAACGTCGCGGCGGAAGATCCTGCCGAAAGAATTGATCGGTCTTTCGATCAAGGCGTGGAACGCCGTTCGCGAGGGTCGCCGGATGAAGCAATTGAAATTCAATCCAGGCACCGAGGCGTTTCCGGTTCTCTATGGACATCGGGCAGCGACGACAACACCACTGGAGGCGTTGATTGATGCTGACGATCCACCGACGACGATCGAGGCGACGACGTGACGGATCCCGCCGTTGTCCTCCGCGGACTCAAACGCGCGATCCGGGACGCCCTCGCGATGATCGCGCGGCAACGCCAGAACGACCGATCCCGCGGACACGTCGAGGCGTTGCACTTCGTCCGCACCGTCATCAGGAACCGCGAACGCTTGGGAGGCACGCATGGTCGCGCGATTGTTCACGGGGACCGGGGCGTACGTCGGGAGCGTCGAGATCCCGCCGTTCACAACCGGGTATCCGCCGATCCTCGTGTGGGGCGTCCGGACGTTCCTCCGCGTGGGCGACGAGCGAAACGGCGAGTACGCCGAAACGTTCGCGTACGCCATTCCTGATGACGCGGTGATCGTCGAGGACCGCACACACATCGGAGCGACACACCATGAATCGACGTGAAGCGATTGCAGCGTTGACCGCCCTCCCCGAGGCGGCGCGTGTCACCGTGGCGGCACCACGCCCGCGCGCCGTGATCGTCGTCGAGTGCGAGTACCGGCTATCGGCAGAGGGGATCGCGCGGATCAAACGGACACTCCGGGACGTCTGGCCCGATCACCGGATCCTCGTGTGCGATGGCGGCACGCGGATCAAGTTCGCGGAGTGAAGATCGATCGACGGCGGGCGGACGAGCCCATCGCCGGTCGTCCCCTCGCGGCGGATCCGGGGCAACTGGCCGGTTTCCGCCGTCGAGGGGAATCCAGGAAAGGAACGGACGCATCATGAGCGACACACCGAAACTCCGACGCGGATTCGCGGCGATCTCACCGGAACGGCAACGCGCGATCGCCGCGATGGGCGGACGCGCCGCACACCGCAAGGGCACCGCGCACGAGTGGACCTCACGGGAGGCGCAAATCGCGGGGAAGAAAGGCGGGGCGGTATCGCGCGGCGGACGTGGGCGCCTGGAGTCGTGACCGTGCCCACCGAGTACGGCGCGGACGTGGCACACCTCGCCGAGTACATCTTGCGCGGGGAACCCTACACGGTCGACACCGCCGCCGACTATGAACGCCTCGTGCATAGTCTCGCGTCCGCGGTCCAACGGGCGATCACGGAGTGGCTTGCCGATCATCCGGAGATCCGGCGCGAGGTCCGGCGCGTATGACCGGCGGTCCCTCGTACGACGATCGCCAACTCGGCGCGGTCCTCGTGTCGTGGTTGTGTTGTCGGCGCACGGTGTATGCCACCAATCCGGCGATGGGTTGTTTCGGATGCCTCGCAAAGCGAAGCCGGTGATCGCTCCGTGCGGTGCGATTCGCGCCTCGTGTCGAGGGCGTCGATTGGCGGACGTGATGACGTGGGAGATCCTGTTGACTCAACGCATCAATAGTTCCGGGATCCCCGGATTACGGGATGCGATGGGAACGTTTACCGCCGTATTCAGGAACGCGGATACTCGCCGCCTCAGTACGAATCGTCCCGTGTGGTTGACCCTCGGCGAGTGGTCCGGACTCGCCTATATCGAATGCGCGTGGATGGCGCGATCGGTTTGCAATGGAGAGTTCCGCACGGCAGGCGCCTGGATGTGGAGTCGAGGCAAGTAAATGGCGGTTGCTCCCCCTCGCCCGTGTCCGCAGTGTCACCGCCTCTATCGTGGGCGTCGATGCGGGGCGTGTGCCCGGCGGGAGGACCGCGCGCGGGGCACCGCGATCGAGAGGGGGTACGACGCCGAGTGGGGGCGGTACTCTCGGGCGTGGCTCCGACGCTTCCCATTCTGCGGGCAGCGGGGGGACGGGTCGTTCCACGGGGAGCACTCGTTCTGTACCCGGGAGGGGGGGAGGGTCCCGGCGACCGTGACCGACCACATTCTTTCGTTGGCCGATGGCGGTGCCATGTTCGATCCCAGGAACCATCAGTCGCTCTGCACGTCGTGCAATACCCGCAAGGGCAAGCGTGTTGACGGGCGAGGGGCGAGGGTCCGCCGTCCCGTCGTGGTCACTCGTCGAGGGGGAGGCACACTCGCATGAGCATCCTAACGATCCTTGTCGTCCTCGTCGTCATTGGGTTCGCGTTGTGGTTGGCAACCTCGTATATCCCCATGCCCGAGATCCTACAAGCGAGTCGTGATCGCGATCGTCGTGATCCTCGTACTGCTTTGGTTGATCCGCGTGGTGGCGTCAACTGGATCGTTGGCGATTCCGTGACGTCACGATCGCGATCGTGAACACGATCGCGCGTCGACGTGCGCGAGTGGGGCGCGTCCCGGCGCCCGTGGGGGGTAGAAAAAGTGTGTAAGTTTTTCAGTGCTCGGAACCGGCCAG